AGAAGGATACGATAGAGTAGAGCTTGCGCATGTAAGTGGTTGGACTATTGTTGTTGGAAAAGGAGAGTTTAAACCTGGAGACCCTGCTATTTATTTTGAGATTGATTCTAAACTTCCTGAAGTAAAACCTTTTACTGATATGGAATTCTTAGCTAAAAAGCATTATAAAATTAAGACTCAAAAAATGTGTAAGTCTATTTCACAAGGATTTCTTATGTCAGCTAAGAATTTTGGGTGGGAATACTTTACTAATGTTGAGCATAGATATGTAGACCCTCCTTATCATTCAGATGATGTTGGTGTTGTAGATGATGAAGGAACTGTTCATTTTGAAAATGGTGAGTCCAGATTTTTAACTCAAAAACTAGGTGTAACTTATGCAGAGCCTGATGATAATCAGCGTAAAGCTACGCCCGCGGATAAATATAAAAGAATGGCTCAGCGCCATGGGAAACTGTTTTCTCATCAGCCTTATCGCTGGTTAATGAAACATAATTGGGGTAAGAAACTTTTATTCCTTTTCTTTGGAAAAAAGAAAGATAAAAAATCCTCATGGCCTGCTTGGGTAAAAAAGACAGATGAAGAGCGTGTACAAAATATGCCTTGGATTCTTCAAGACCCTGGTCCTTGGGTTGCAACAGAAAAGATTGATGGTACTAGTACTACTTTTACTATGAAACGTAAATCTTTTGGACGGTATGAATTTTTAGTATGCTCTCGAAATGTTGTGTTTGACAAGCCTGATAAAAAATGTTTTTATGAAACTAATGTATATACTGAGATGGCTGAAAAATATGACATTGAGAATAAGATGAAAGAAATGTTTAATTATCCTGCTTTTGAAGGTTGCGATTGGATTACTATTCAAGGTGAAACTTATGGAGCGGGAGTACAAAAAAGAGATTATTCTAAAATAGACCATGATTTTGCTGCTTTTAATTTAATTACCTCTAACAGAGGTCGTTTTGGAACAAAAGAAATGAAAGCTATTCTACTTTTTGCTTTTGGTATTCCTTGCGTACCTGTAATTGATTACAGCTATGAACTTCCTTCTACTGTAGATGAACTACTTAAACAAGCAACTGGAGTATCTTTCATTGATGGTAAGATGCGAGAAGGAATTGTATTTCGTTCAGCAGATGGACAGAAATCTTTTAAAGCAGTTAGTAATGAATACTTATTAAAGTATCATGGATAATTAAAAATTAAGAGGAAATATTTAATATATTTCCTCTTTACTTTATTTTTTTAAAAATTTATGATATAATATATTTATACAATAGAAAAAGAAGGTGGTTTTATTTGAAAGTAAATAATAAATTAAATAATATTAGTGATTTCTATTGCACTTGTTGTGGTCATAAGGGTATTCCAGTTTGGAGAAAAAATGGCCAAGCCCGTGAACCTGGTCATCTAAAGAAAATGTTTTGTTTATATTGCCAAAAAGAAACCAATATGGTAGAAATAAAACAAAATGGTAAATATACTTTGGAAGATTTTTTATATGAATATAATGGCGGAAATTTTATTGATGGACAAAGAAAAGTTCCCTATTCTATTTTTTTAAAAACACGCGGCGGAGGCTAACACGGGATGGTTAAGAATCAAGGTATATTATATATTTCATGTGGAGTACCAGGTTCTGGTAAATCTACTTTTTTAAATAAAATAAAAGGTAAAGATGAAGTGATTGTATCGCGAGATGAAATTAGATTTTCACTCCTTAAACCTGGAGAAAATTATTTTGCTCACGAAGAGGAAGTATTTAGATTATTCTGTAATAAAATTGCAGATTATATTAAACAGGGTAAAGATGTATATGCTGATGCAACTCATTTAACTATAGCGAGTAGAAATAAATTACTTACTTCTGTAAAACGCAGATGCACGCCTTCTAAAATTTGTTTATTATTATTTATTATTCCACTTAAAATTTGCTTAGAACGAAATGAATACAGAAAAGGTACTAAAGCATATGTGCCTGAAGATAAAGTGATTCAAATGTATGGCAATTTTAATAAGGATACTAATGGATACGATGCCTGTTTTCAAATTAATGAAAATGGAGATATACAAAGAATAATATAATTGAGGTGATAATAATATGATTTTCTTTTCCTCAGATTGGCATATAGGGCATAATAAGGATTTCTTGTTCCGGCCGCGCGGTTTCCAGTCTATTGAAGAGCATGACGAAGCAATAATTAAAAATTGCAACGAGATAGTTAAACCAGATGATGAACTCTGGATTCTTGGAGACCTTGCTCTTGGTCTTAAAGAAGAGTGGGAAAAATGGATTCCTGCTCTTAAATGTAAAAATGTTTATTATCTTATTGGTAATCACGATACTGTTAATAAATGTAATTCTTATAATGAATATGGTTTAATTTGTAAGGGATATGCAAATATTATAAAATATTCAAAACGACTTTCTTTTTACCTTTCTCATTATCCTACTTTAACAGGTAATTTTGATTTTGATGACCATCCAGTTTGGAATTTAAGTGGACATACTCATAGTAAAGGTAAATTTGCTCCTAATGAAGATGCTCCTATTTATAATGTATCTGTAGATGCACATGATAATTATCCAGTATCTATTGACCAAATAGTAATGGATATTCGTTGGTTTTATAAAAATATTTTAATGAGGTAATTAATATGAAATATAAAATTATTGAAGAATATTACGACGAAAAGAAAAGAGAATATTCTATTACAATTCAAAATAAATATGGTAGATTTACTGGAAAAGCTTATTGTAATAAAGAAGATGTTTTTTCTATCTATACGGGTGCCCGTTATGCAGAAATAAGAGCAACTATTGAATATGCAAAATTTAGATATAAGCAAGAAAAGATTAAACTTAATACAGTAAAGAATCTTTATAAAGATTTAACATATAATGCGTATTTAGCTCAGATGAATCAAACAGCACTCCATAGTGTAAATATTAAAATTAGAGATTATTCTCAATCTATCCAGGATTGGAAAAATTTATACGAATACTTAGAAAAAAGAATTCCAGAATTAGATAAAGAAAGAGAGAAAATTTTATCAAGGACAAAGAAGGATAAATAATTATAAAATCTTTTTAATATTATTATAATAATATAAGAGGAATAATATTATGGAATTGTTATATTTTATTTTAGGTTCAGCTTTTATAATTATTGGGACTTCTTTTATGCAATTTATTGCAGATACAATAGAATCCTTTTCTTAGTTAATAATGTATAAAATTGCTTTTAAAATATGGAAATATAAAAAGCAAATGGGTATTTCTGATTAGGAAGAAGATGATGAAGAAGTACAAAAAATTCCAATGGGTTTTCATAGTGAATTAATAGGTACTGAAATTGAAAGTACACCTTAGGAATAGGAAGAAGAAGAATAAAAAATAAAATAAAATAATAAAATTAAATATTATATTAAATTAAAATTAGTATTTTTTATAAAATACTAATTTTTTTTATGCAAATTTTTAAGAAAGAGGTGGCAAAATGGCAGGAGTTATTAACACGATAACTGCAAATAATGCAACTCATCCTTTAGCTTCAACAGCATTTGCAACCTGTAATACTGCTGCAAATGTTGTCATCAAAGATATTGTTTCTACTAATAGTATTGCTTTAGTTACTGGTTTAACATTACCTGTTTTATTTTTTAATACTAATACGGCACCTAATATAAAATTATCTGTTAATGGTGGAAATGCTTATTCTGTTTATAGATATGGTACGACACCTCCTGGAATTACATAGGATACTAGTTGGAAGCCAGGATCTTTAATTTCATTTACTTTTGATGGTAATGCTTGGCGAATGAATGATTATACTATTGAAAATACAGATACTTTATATACAGCAGGAGCTACTAATAATACAAATAAATTGTTTTTAATAGGAGCTTTATCTCAAGGAGAAAATCCACAAACATATTCTAATAGTAATATTTATTCATAGAGAATAGAAAGAATTATAAATAATGAAACAGTTTATTTAGATGCTTTATATTCAAACGGTAAAGAAGTTATTAATACTTCAGACGTTCAATCATTAACTAATAAAACTTATTAGGGATATACATTAAGATAGGCTGCTTCTAAAGCAATAGATACAAGTATTACTTCAGGTACTTTATCTACAAATGTACCAACATCAAATGCTGTAAGTAATTTTGTGGCAAGCTAGATTCAAGATAATATTAGTGTCTATCAAAATAACAATAATAATAATAATAATTATAGAATTTTATTATCTTCAATAGCTACAGATTAGGATTTTTCTTCAAATGTTTTATATAAAAATTCTCATTTATTTTATAATCCTAATGAATTAACATTATATATAAATAATACAGATACAGAATAGCCTATTAATAGTATTTCTACTACTATTTAGCCAGGCTAGATTTTATTACAAGCAGGATAGATAAATCAAACTGCGGTAGATCCTAATGCAAATTTTAGAGGTAGCGGTCAGTATAACTGGAATGGAATAAATCTTACTGCTAATATCACAGAACAGCAAGAAACAGTGTTTTATCAAACTACTATTACAGCAAATAGAGCTTAGTTTGGTGGTAATTTATCTTCTTTTGGTAGCTTTACACTAGGTAATACTTTATCTAGTGAGGAGGTTGGTATTGTAACAATAGGAGATATATAGAGCGAAGATAGTATTAAATTTATTAATAATCAATATGAAGGAGATATTTAGACTGATTTAAGAGGGGTTTCAATGGGTAATGATGGAATATTATCTGTTGGAGACTTTTCTTATTGGACTGGATATAATCCTTATCAAATTAAATTTAATAATAAAAATGATCAGGTAACAGCGGAAAATGCTAATCCTTATAATTTTCCTACTAGTTCTAGTGTATTAAGTCCAGAAGGATTAACTATTTTATCTGCCCCACAAGGGAAAGTCAGAGCAATAAAAGATTAGTCTGAATATTATACCGAATTAACAGATAGAGAATTAAAATTTATTTCTAAAACTTGGGAATAGGTTGAAATTTTAGATGAAGAAGGTCAACCTACTGGTGAAACAGAATTACAAGAAACAGATATTAACGAAGTTATTGTTAATAAACAATCTGTAGATGCTTGGAATGGATTATTAGAAAATATTGGTGAAAATAGATACACTTATTTTGAATAGAGTGGAGCTGGAACTTATACATTAAATTTTCCTAATTTTAGTAGTTATTTAATTATTATTACTGAACAAGATGCTAATCCTGTAGATAGAATGTATTTGGCAGTAAGTGATAATACATATGGACATATTACTAATATAACTGGAAGTAGTACTGGTAAAATTAATAATGAAACTTATTTAACACCAGGTAATTAGTATTTAAATGGAGCTTTTCAATTTAAATATACTGGTAGTGGAAATTTAAAAATAACATTTATTAATATATGGCATTAAGGAGGATAAGATATATATATGAGTGATAAAAGTATTGTTTCTCAAATAAAAATTAATAATATTGGTAATCATATAGCCTCCTCTGCTTATGGAATTTGTACAACAGCAGCCAATGTTGCTACTAAACAAGTAGTTTTTCAAAATGATAATAATATAAGATTTATTTTATCAACAGGTATTACTATTCATATTAAATTTACTTATCATAACGCTGCTACTAATGCTACTTTAAAGATTGGAAATAATAATATTCCTATTAAAAAGTATGGTAATACAGCAGTAGGAAATACTTCCACAACAAGTTGGAAAGATGGAGCAGTTGTAAGTTTCACATATGATGGTATTAACTGGATAATGAATGACTTTACCGAATAGGATATTGGGGATGATGGAGAATAGATAGAAATTCCCGAACCTGGTAATGTGGTAAACAATGTCTCAGCAGTAAGTTCTAATGCTGGCGTTAGTGATAATTATTCAAGAACTGACCATATACATAAAATCGCTGTTTCTTAGGGGAATAATAATGGTGGTATAAATATTGCTGGAGTCTAGGTAAAACCCAGGGGAATCGCGGCCGCCGCGTTTCAGGGCGTAACCAATACTATTGAAAATAATGACTAGCGCACTTCTGTATTAACCACTCCTAAAGCAATAAAAGATTATGTAGCAACTCAAATTCCATAGTTACCCACTATACCTGAGTCTTTTGGCACTATTGCATCAACTGGACAATCCTCTATTACAGCAGATATATTAAAAGATACTTTAAACATTTTACCAGGTACTCATACTTCAGTAACATTAAACCCTACAGCTAAATCTGTTACTATTGGTTCTACATTAGCTAATAAGGTTGCTACTGAAAATAGTACAGAAGTTTCTTTAGTAACAGCTGGAGATAAATATCGTTGGGATCATATTACAGCAGAAGCTAGTGACTTTATAACAATGGATGATAATAGTGATTTTAATCCAGGCGTATATCGTAAAATGATAGTTGCTGCAAGATGGGAAGATAGTCCGTATGATTTACCAGATATAGTTCCTCCAGATTTTACATATAGTATATATTATAATCAAGCTAATGGAGATTTACAATTTTTCAGACAAAGTAGTGAAGAAATTATTCCTGATAGTGGCGCATCAACTATGTTAACATTAACTTATGATGATGATAATTATAATGTAGATATGGCAGGTAAATTAAAAGTTACCTTTAATGCGGAACAATAATAAGAAAGGAGAAGAAAACAAATATGCCTGATAATTTAACATATGTTTAGATAGACTAGATTGAAAATCAACATCAAAAATATAAACTTGTTGACTCTACTGCTAGAGCTTCTATTGAAACAGCTTTAACAGCAATTAATAATATTTTAGCGGGTAATTCTACTCCTGATACTAAAAATACCGCAGGTGCTACTAATAATACAAATGAGTTATATCTGATAGGCGCTACAACGCAAGGAGAAAATCCACAGACTTATTCTAATTCAACAGTATATATTAATAATAATAATTTATATGCTAATAATAGTAAAGTTCTTACTTTAAATGATGTAAATAGAACAGGACCTTTAAATAATACAAATAATATTGTTCCATCATAGCAAACTGTACGTTCTTATATTGAAAATCAAAGTTTTTTAACTTATAAAGGTGAAGTTAATACTCAAGATGGTTTGCCAGTATCTAATGTTAAAATAGGAGATACATACAGAGTTATAGAAAATGGAACTTATGCAGGAGAAAACTGTAGGATCGGTGATTTAATAATTGCTATAACTAATAATCCAATAAGATGGATTGTTGTTCATAGTTCAACAGATCCATCTTTATTCATTACTAATGCTACCGGTGGACTAACAGTAGCAAATCAAACAGTTAGTCATAGTAATACTCCTATTACAGAACAAACTACAGAAGCAGTCTATCCAATTACTATGGATGAATATGGTCATATTACATCATATGGAGAAGCAGTAGATTTGGAATCATTAGTAAGTATATAGCCAGGTGAAGTAGATGATATAAGAGAAATTAGTTATACAGATCCATCAGCTGGCTATGAAGATAAATATGCTAGAGTAGATCATGTACATACCATTACTAACGATACAATAACATCTGCTTTAGGATATACTCCTTATGATAGTAGTAATCCATAGGGTTATACTCATGTAGAAGGAGTGAGGATAGGAGATAATATTGCCACAATTTCAGGTGGATAGATTGATATTACAGATTATATTTCAGCAGCAAGTGCAGGCATTTCTGCGGGATCTGGTTTAACAAGTTCAACAAGTGGATCTATTATTACATTAAATCATAGCAATAGCACAACGCCTAAAACAACTCAAGCTGTTTATCCTATTACAATAGATTCATAGGGACATATAGTTAGTTCTGGCACAGCTGTTGATTTATCTAACTTAGGACCCTCTTTTAGATATGCTCAAGTTGGTAACACTAGAGTTGAAGCTGATAATGCTTCAGGTACTTTAACTTTTGCAGCTGGCGCTAATGTTAGTTTAACAGCTAATGCTACTACAGATACAATTACCATTTCCTCGACAGGAAGTGGTGGAATAACTAATGTAGGCATTGATTATACTGATGAAGAAAGTGATAATATTGGAGAATTAGTTTTAACAACTACTGATGCTGGTGGAGGTGGAAGTGGTGGATCTGGAATTGATGAAAATGTTTTACAACAAAATGCCACTAATGATGTTAATTATAGAATATTATTATCTAATTCAGCTTCGGACAATCAATAGACTGGAGCTGTGAAGAAAAACACAAATTTATTTTATAACACTAGTAGTAATACTTTAACATTAAATGGATCTATTTTTCTTAATAATCCTAGTGGTTCAGAAGTTATTAGAATTAGACCTACTAATAATCAATATGCTTTTGAGACAGGTAATAGATATTTATGGTTTAGAAAATCTAATGCAGCAAATGTACTTCCTGATTCTACTAATACTGCTTAGTCAAGCGTATTATATTCCAATACTTTAATTATAGGAGATGCTTTTAATTATTCTTCATCAACTCCTTTTACTCAAAAAATGACTTTAGGAAAAACTTCATTAACTTTTTCTACAAGAACTGATGGGTCAGATAGTACTACTCAGCAAAACTATGTAGTTAATGCTACTAAAATTACAAACTGGGACAATGCAGTTACTACTGTTAATTCAGTAAAGTCAAAAACTGATATAATTGGAAACACAGTTATAGGTAATAAAACAGTAAGTGACTTTACAAGTGGAACAAGTATGAAAAATATTGCTAGTTTTTCTTTAACAGCTGGAACTTGGGTTGTAGTAGTTGCGGTTAGATTTTCTTCAAATGATGGACATTCAAGAGCTATATGTATTTCTACTACTACAACTGGTGATGCAATAGATCCAACCTGTCTTGATAGCGGAGCTGCTTATGCTCTTAGTAATAAAGTAACAGTAAGAGAGGTAGTTACTATTTTAACTCCAACCTCTACTACTCCTTATTACATAAATGGCTATCAAAATAGTGGAAGTAAATTAACTCTTTTAGCACAATGGAAATGTGTTAGAATAAAATAATAAAAGGAGTGATAAAATATGCCTTAGATTTATATAGATAAAATTAAACATGACACTGATGTATTTAGATTAAGGGATACCACTCTTTTTAGTAATAATAATACTAATTTAAAAATACATTAGTCTTTTCTACCTAGTTATGTAGATGATGTATTAGAATATAGTTCTATAAATAACTTTCCAAGCACTGGAGAAACTGGTAAAATTTATGTAGATACTACAAGTAATAAAGTTTATCGCTGGTCTGGTAGTACATATATTGCAATAAGTAGTAATGGCGACGGTACGGTTACATCTGTTAGAGTTCAAGGTACCAGTCCAATAGTATCTAGTCAAAACACAGCACAAACAACAACTTTAAATACGACTATTTCACTCGCGGCGGCCGGTCCTAACACCGTTTTAGCTGGTCCAAGTACAGGAACAACGAGCGCCGCGCCTACTTATAGGAAATTAATTGCTGCAGACACACCAGACGTTCTTCCTTTAACTGGAGGTACAGTAACGGGACCAGTTACCTTTGGTGATTCTGTTTCTATTGATGACTTATCCGTAGGTACTTTATCAATAACAGGAAATGCTACTTTTACAAATAATATTTCAGCGAATACCATTAACGGAGTTGCAGTTGGTAGCACACCTAAATTCACAGATACTGTTACTACAGTTACTACAACTGGTAGTGGAAACGCAATTACATCAATCACTGCCTCTAACGGAATAATTACAGCTACCAAAGGAAGTACTTTTTTAACTAGCGCACCAGTCACTTCTGTAAATGGACAAACAGGAGCAGTTAATTTAAATATACCTACAGTACCAACTAATGTGTCGGCATTTACAAATGACGCTGGATATACAACCAATATTGGTACAGTAACAGGTGTTAAAATAAATGGATCAACTAAAAACCCAACTAGTGGAATTGTTGATCTTGGTACTTTTGCAACTTCAGATACTAATACTACTTATACATTAAGTAATGCTTTATCTTCTCACAAATTTACATCTACATTGACAGCAGGCGGGAGTGGAAGTGGAACATCTACAGCTACTATGGAATTAGCTGCGGGAAGTGGAATTTCTTTAACAGACGATACAACTAATAAAAAGATTACAGTAGCGGTAGGAACTGTAGGATTGGATCATGGAGGAACAGGAGCCACAACCGCGGCGGCCGCTCGTACAAACCTTGGACTAGGCTCTGCGGCCACATACACGGCTGCCGCGTCTGTCGGGAATAATTCTAATTTACCTACTGGAGCAGCTATTCAATCTTATGTAACTGGATTAGGTTATATTACAGACCCAGGTGTATCGAAGATAACGACGGCCGCGGGTACTCATACAACTATTTCTAATGCCACAGGAGCAGTTAGTTTTAATATTCCAACTAAAACTAGTCATTTAACTAATGACTCTGGTTATGAAGCTAATCAAAATGCATTTAGTAATATAAAAGTTTCTTCAACTACTATTGCAGCCGATGCAAAAACAGATACATTAGAAATAGCAGCTGGTACTGGAATTACATTAACTCCAGATGCTACAAATGATAAAGTAACTATTGCTCATAGTGCCACCGGTACTGGAACTGCTCAAACAACTCAAGCATTATATCCAATTACATATGATGCACAAGGTCATATTACAGGAGCTGGAAATGCAGTCAGTTTAGCTGCAACTACTTTTAATATTACTTATGACTCAGATACTGGTGATGATGCTGATACAGTAGATTCAGCTGGAAAAGCTATTTTTAATTTTAATAGTAATACCTCTCGAAAAGTAGACGAAGTTACTCAAACAGCTGCTTCTACCTCTTATTCTGGATAGCATAAATTATTAGCAAGTTTTACACCTGGCGATGATTCAAATGTTACCCTTACTGAATCTGTTATAAAAACACCTAATATTACAGTTCAGCCTGCTACTAGTTCTTTAAGATTACATGATCCAGGAAACGCAACAATTTATTTAAGATTACAGCCTTCTAGTATAATGTTACATGATAGTAATGGTAGCCATCAACTTAATGCTTCTGATGTAGATAAAGTACATAATTTAGTCTCATATTCAACAACATCTTCTTTAACGGCTAATGTATCAGTTGCATCAGGAACTGCTACGGTTTTAGATACTATAACTTTTCCTTCTGCTGGTCATTATTTAGTCATAATATCAGGATACTTTGCGGCAAATGCAAATGGATACAGATCTATTAGATTTACAAGTACAAGTAGCACAGATCCGTTATATGCTAGATGTGAAACTACTATGGCAGGACATGCAACATCTCAAAATAAATGTCAACTTACGTTGTATTTTAATGCACTTGCAAATACTAGTTATAGAATTGTTGCATATCAAAATAGTGGAAGTGCTTTAAATTGTCAAACACAATATGTATTAATTAAAATAATAAATAATTAAAGGAGGGGTAAAAAATAATGGCTGGCCCATACAATATAGATAAATTTGAATATAATGGCGTAACTTATAATTTAGTAGATAATACAGTTAATAAAGGAACTGTAAGAAATGTTACTTTAACGGGTACCGCTCCTTTAACTGTAACTGATAATTCTAGCAATACTGAAACTATTAATAAAACAGTTTCACTTGCTAATGGTTATGGAGATACAAAAAATCCTTATGGTTCTAAAAATGCTAAATTGATTTTAGCTACTCCAAATGGACAAGCTGGAACTCCAAGTTTTAGACAACTTGTGACAAGTGATATAAGTGATTTTCCTGATGTATTATTAACTTCTGATATATCAAGTTGGGCTAAACAACCTACAAGACCAACTTATAAATTAAATGAAATTACTGGAACAGATGACTTACAATCTATAGAAGCTCTTACAGGAACTAGTGGATTTTTAAAAAAGACAGCTACTAATAATTGGACACTTGATACTAATAGCTATGCTCCTGCTGATAATTATGTTAAAACTATTCAGGTAAATGGACAAAATGTATTTTCTCCAGGTAATGATGGACAAGTAAATATTGTTGTTGCAGGAGGTGGAAGTGGAGGAACTGTTTAGGATAATACAAGTGATAATAAAAATTATGGTATATTATTAACTAATGATGCTTATGCTCAAACTCAAGATGCAAGTGGTATTATTCATAAAACAGCTAATTTAATTTTTAATCCAAACACAGGAAGCAATACTGGTTTACTTACTTTAACTGGAGATGCTGTTATTAGCGGTATTACAACTACTAAATTAGATACTGCTGCTACAAATGGATATGTAATGGATGATTATGGAAATTTCTTACATAAAAGAAATAATGCAAATGACTGCTTTAATTTAAAAAGCTATGGAACGGATGGAACAGACAGAGAAACTACTTTAAAAATGTATTATGATTCAGGGAATGTATTAACGCCAGGAATTTTTGCAACAGGTGATTCTATTTCCTCTGGACAAAGGATTACAATAACACCAAATGCAGTAAATATTTATGATAGTACAAGCACAAGCTCTTCATCAGGTGGTATTGCTATTAATTTTGATAGAGCAAAAAAATTGAGAGATATAGGAAATAGTTATGTAAAAAATGCTACTAAAAGTTTAGCTAGTAGCGCAAGTTATACAAATATAACGAATTTTACAATAAGTGGTTTTGGAATGTGGTTAATAACAGTTTCAGCCCGTTTTTAGGGAAACTCTTCTGGACGAAGAAGTGTATGTTTATCATAGACTAGCGGATCTGCTTATAATTATACTTCAGATCCTTATTTATATACAAGACATACTTCTCTTGTTGCTCCTGTAAATGGAGCTATGACAGTAACACATTTTTCAGTTCCAATTTATGTTTCTAAACAAACTACTTTTTATATTGGAGCCTATCAAAATAGTGGAAGTACCTTAGGTACATATGTATCTTGTACATATACTTACTTAGGCCAAGGAGGCGCTACGCCAACAGGATAATATTTATTTCAGAAAGGATAATATTATTATGTATTCAAAAAAGAAATAGACCCGTATTAATATACAAGCTAAAGATTGGGATAAAGAAAAACAATATCTCAATCTTTAGCAAGATATGAAGCATGAAAGAGAGTAGATTAAAAATAAATATAAAGAATAGAAAAAGAAACTTACCACAACTAAATTCTTAATGTTTTTCTTATTCATTAGCTGTTCTGTTGTAGAATTATTTACTATTTATATTACTATTAAAATAATTAATATTGGTTTTGAAATAGATTTAACTCCATTAACTATGTTAATTACAGCAGTTGTAGCTGAAGTAATAGGTTTTGCAATTTATTCTCTAAAAGCTTCAAAAGAAAATACTAAAGGTGGTATAATATATGAAACTGCCTTATTAAAATAGATTTAGTTATCAAAAAATAAAGAAAAAGAAATAGAAGAAGAAAATAATGACGATAATAACTAGGAGGTGCAAGGATGATTAATTTCTTAGCAGAAAACTGGTAGTTTATAGTTGTTGCTATTGCTATTATAGCAGTAGCTGTCTACTCTTGTTATAGTTTTATTAAAGCTTCTCGTGGAGAACAAATTTCTAAAGTACAAGAATGGTTATTATTAGCTGTAGCAGAAGCTGAAAAAATGCTTGGTGGAGGTACTGGGCAATTAAAATTACGCTATGTTTATGACTTATTTGTAACTAAGTTTCCTGTTGCAGCTAAATTTATCACATTTACTTTATTTAGTGAAATGGTAGACAAAGCATTAGAAAAATTTAATAACTTACTCACAAGTAATAAGAATATTCAAAACTATGTAAATAGTTAGAAAGGAGAATAAGTATAATGGCTATAGATTTTACTAAATATCCTAATAAAATTTCTAATAGTGGCTATGATGAAAATCATAAGTATAAAGGCGGAGTTGCTGGCGATCAAACTGGTAAAGAATGGGCTATTATAAATTGGTATAATAGACCTTGGACTTGTGTTTTACGTTATCCTGATCAGAAGGTAAGAGAATTAATAGCAGAATTAGCAATAGAAGCTGCTAATAATAATAAAATTGGTTATGACCAAACTCAAAGAACTACATATTGGAAAGAGCTTCAAAAAGCTAATTACAGACCTTCAAATATTAAAAATACTTGTGAAGGAGACTGCTCTGCTGGAGTTATTGCGAATGTTAGAGCTGTAGGTTATTTATTAAACATTAATAAATTAAAAAATATTAATGCTAGCTATACTAGAAATATGAAACCAGGTTTTAAAGAAGCTGGTTTTAAAGTCTTAACAGATCCTAAATATCTTACATCTTCTGCATACTTAGTTCCTGGAGATATTTTATTATGTGAAAATCATCATACTGCAACTAATATTTGCATTGGTAGTAAAGTAACTTATACTCCTTACAAAGAAGATAAAACTAATACTACAGGAACTAATGAAACTACTACTGCAACAAAAGATATTCAAACTATGTTAAATAAAATAGATGACTATAAATTAAAAGTAGATAATAAATATGGTCCTTTAACTACAACAGCAGTAAAAGATTTCCAAAAGAAAAATAATTTAACAGTAACTGGTAATGTTAATATGGCTACTTTAAGTAAAATTAAAATAGTATATAACGCAATAGTGAAATCAGAATTGGTTGTGCCAGTAAATAATATTACTAAAAACTTTAGTGTATTAAGTAATTATAATAAAACTATTAAATTTGAAGGCATAGTAACTGCAAGAGTAGCTGTAAATGTTAGAAAAGGACCAGCTATGAGTTATGAAAGATTTACTACAAGAGCAAACGGAAAAACTGTTTATATATGCGATGCAGTAAAAAATCCAGTTGGTCATTTATGGTATTTAATAAAAGCTAATACAACTACATATGGATTTGTAGATTCTGATTATATAGAAGTAACTAAAAAAGTATAAAAATATAATTAATTGGCAGGTATTTTATACCTGCCAATTTTTTTATCTTTAAAATTAAAAATTTTTTATCATATGTACTTTTATACCCTTTGAAGTAAAATCAACTTGAAATATTAGAAAATTTATTGTATAATATTAATGAAAATAATAAATGGAGAAAAGAAAATGAATGATTTTTTTGTTATAAATTTTCCTGCTTATGAATATGATATGGAAACAATGCAAAAGATTTCTCAACAAATAAAACAAATATTACCTAAAGAAAGTTCTTTATTGATGCTACCAGAATTAGTTAGTTTAAAAAGTTACAATAAAGAAGAATTAATTGAATTATTAAAAATTTATACTAATTATTTGAAAGGACTTATTAATGAATAAATTATATAATAAAGATAGTATAGAATCATTAAGTCCATTAGAGTTTACTAGATTGCGTCCGCAGGTCTACGCTGGAGATACAACTTACTCTACTCAGCTTCTTGTAGAAATTTTATCTAACTCTATTGATGAATATCGTCTTGGTCATGGTAAAGTTATTAATGTAACTATTGATGGTGATATTGTATCTATAAGAGATTATGGTCAAGGTTTTCTTGTTAATGAAATAAGGGAAGATGGAAAATCTGTTTTTGAAGCAGCTTTTTCTGTATTAAATACTTCTGGTAAATACAGAGAAGATGGTACTTATGAAGGTACTAGTCTTGGTTCTTTTGGTATTGGGTCAAAAATTACTACTTTTCTTTCTCATCATCTTGAAGCTGAAACATGGAGAAATGGAGAAACGGAATCTATTTATTTTAATGAAGGTGTTTTTATAAATAGAAGTGTTTCTAAATCTAAAGAACCTAATGGTACATATGTAAGATGGCAACCTTCTGAAGAATTTTTTACCCATACTGAAGTAGAAATTAATAAAGTTAAAGATTTATTTCAGACTCTTGTTTCATTATGTCCAGGACTAGAAATTAATTTAAACCATAATGGAGAAAGATATTGTTATTTTTCTAAAAATGGATTAGATGATTTAGTAGATAAAGCTGTTGGTAATAAAGAACTTATTAATAATAGGTTTCATATGAACTATGTAGCAGGCAAAAATAAGATGGATATGGTATTTACATATACATCCAATTATTCTTCTACTATTGTTCCTTATGTAAATACAGGTCTTACTGATACTGGTCAACATATTACTCAAATAAAAACAACTATTACCAGAGTATTTAATAAATTTTTCAAAGATAAAGACTGGCTTAAATCAACAGATGAAAATTTAACAGGTGATGATATTCAAGAAGGTATGTATATTGTATTTAATATTACAGCACCTAATGTTGCTTATGATGCACAGGTTAAATCAAGAGTAACAAAAATTGATATGTCACCTTTTATTAGTCCTTTAACTGAAGAACTTGAATATTGGCTTGTTAATAATGAGAAAGATGTTAAAGGAATATTTGATAAAGCTGCTAATGCAAGGAAAGCGCGGGAGGCCGCTAAACGGGCTCGTGAAGCTGCTAGAGGGCAAGTTAAGAAAAAAGAAAAGGTTATTAAGTTTGATACTAAACTTGCTGATTGTTATAGTAAAGACCGTTTAAATTGTGAAATTTATATTACAGAAGGTGATTCCGCTTCTGCAAATCTTAAAACTGCACGAAATAATGAATTCCAAGCAGTTATGCCAGTAAGAGGTAAAATTCTTAATACTCAAAAAGCTACATTAGATAAAATTCAAAAGAACGCTGAAATTATGAGTATGATTGATGCGTTTGGATTAAAAATTGATACAAAGTCAATGAAAGTTACATATGACCGTGATGATATTAGATATGGTAAAATTATTATTATGTCTGATGCAGATGTTGATGGTGCGCATATTAAGAACCTTTTTTATACCTTTATCTGGAATTTTTGTCCTGAGTTAATTATTGATGGATTTGTATATGCTGGCGTACCGCCACTGTATAAGATTACTACATCTAAAGGATATAAATATCTTAAAAATGATGAAGAACTTATGTTATATAGACAACAAAATGTCGGTAAAAAATATACTGTTAATCGAATGAAAGGTTTAGGTGAAATGTCTGTCGAAGAAACAGAAGAGACTCTTACCGATCCAGATAATCGTATTTTACGAAAAGTAACGGTTAATGATATACCGGCTGCAAATCAACTTTTTGATGACTTGATGGGAACTAAAATAGAAGCAAGGAAAAATTATATTAAAACACATTCACAGGAGGCAACATATGCAGTATAAAGACGGATGTGAAAAATGTAACAATATAGTAAATGAAAAAGATATAGAAAAACTTGATTATTGGGATAGAGATGGTACTATTGTATATGACTCAGAAAGTAATACCTATGGCGTGTGGATTCAGCATGATGATTATTATTATACTGGTCGGGCTTTTGATATTAATTATTGTCCCATTTGCGGGAGGAAATTAAATGCAAACAAGTGATTTAATTCAAGAATTAGGTACAAACTTTATTGAATACGCGGCCGCTGTTAATACAGATAGAGCTATTCCCGATGCAAGAGATGGATTAAAACCTGTAGCAAAACGTATTCTTTGGGATGCCTATACAAATAAATTTACATATAATAAACCTCATGTTAAAGCAGCTCGCATTGTAGGAGATACACTTTCTAAGTGGCACCCGCACGGCGATTCATCTGTATATGGAGCTATGGTACGGTTAAGTCAGCCATGGGTGATGAGATACCCTCTAATTGATTGGCATGGATCAAACGGGAATATTGCAGGTGATGGACCAGCTGCCGCGCGTTACACAGAAGCACGATTGGCTCAAATTTCGGAGGATGGATTACTTAATCATGTTAAAGAAAATAATGTAGATTTTATTCCTAATTATGACGAGACTCTTGATGAGCCTGTTTGTTTGCCTAGTGCCTTTCCTAATTTACTTTGTAATCCTAATTCCGGTATTGGAGTAGCCATGGCTTGTAATTGGGCCCCTCATAATCTTACTGATGTCGCAAATGCGATTTATAGTTATATGGATGGTGGTATTCCTTATCTTCCTGGCCCTGACTTTCCTACCGGAGGAGTGATTATTAATGGAAAAGATATTCCTAAAATTTATGAAACAGGTCATGGCAGCATAAAAGTTAGAGCAAGGTATAAAGTAGAGAATAATAAAATTATTTTTTATGAAGTACCGTACGGAGAAACAATAGAAGGACTTCTTACTGAATTAGGAGAAGTTTGTGAAAAGAAAGAAATTGAAGGAATTATAGATGCCCATGATGAATCTAACAAAAAAGGAATTAGAATAGTTATAGAAGTGGGTCGAGGAATGGCCCCTGAGTCAATAGCAGAAAAAATATATGCTAAGACAAACTTTCAAACTTCCTTCTCCTTTAATCAAGTCGCTCTTGTTAATAAAACCCCAACAGAATTGGGACTCAAAGATTGTTGCAGAATATATATTGAACATAATAAAGAATGTTTAATTAAAGAATTAAATTTCAATCTTACAAAAGCAACAGATAGACTTGAAATTGTAGAAGGTCTTTTAAAAGCACTTGAAGATATTGATAATATTATTAAACTTATTAAAAGCAGTGAAGATAGTTCAACTGCAAAAGAAAGATTGATTGATAAGTATAATTTTACTGAAAATCAAGCTAAAGCTATTCTTGCTATGAGGTTAAGTTCTTTAACAAAGCTTGACTCTATTGAACTTAATAAAGAAGCAGAAGAACTTAATGAAAAAATAAAAAATATTAATGCTATTCTTTCTGATGAACAACTTCAGTTAGATCATATTAAAATTCGACTTGAAGAACTTGTTAAAAAATATGGTGATGAAAGAAAAACTGAAATTATCAATATTGAAATTAAAACAGAAACAAAAGAAAAGAAAGAAGTAATTCCTGAAGATGTAGTAGTTGTACTTACTCAAGGCGGGGATATTAAGCGTATTCCTAAAATGAGTTTTAAAATTCAACATAAAAATACAAAAGGAATTAAAAGTATTGATGAAAAAATTCTTTCTTCTTTTGCTACTAACACAATGGATACTGTTATGATTTTTACTTCAACTGGTAAAATGTATAAAATTCCTGTAGATAAAATTCCAGTTGGAGATAATAAATCTAAAGGAATTAATTTAAACTCTATCTTTACTTTTGAAAAAGATGAAAAGCTACAGGCTGCTATTAATTTAAAAGATAATACAAATGCCGAGTATGCAGTATTTTTTACTAAACAAGGTTTAATTAAAAAAACAGAGTTAAATGAATATAAGAATTTAAAAAAGAACACTGGTTCTCAAGCTATTAAATTAAAAGAAAATGATGAGTTAGTTAATGTTACATTTTTAAAAGATGAGGATGTATTAGTATTAACTCAGAAAGGAATGAGTATAAAGTTTGAAACAAAAACTATTAGTCCCATTGGGAGAGTTACTACGGGACGAAAAGCTATTAAACTTGAAGAAGGAGATAGCGTATTGGCAGGCCTGCCAATCAATAGGAAAAATGAAGAAAAGTTTTTAGTCTCTTGTTCTAGAGACGGACTTATGTGCAAAATCCCTATTGATGTTTTCTCAATTCAAAATATAGCTGGTAAAGGAGTAAAATATATGAAACTCGCGGCCGCCGATATAGTGATTAATGGCACCATATGTACTAATGAAGATAACTTATTAATTATAGGAACAAAGAATACTAAAGCTATAAATGTATCGGAATTAGCACAAACTCCCCGTGATAGCACCGGCCGCGCTATTACCAAAGATGCAGAAAAAATACTTAATTTAACAAAATTTTAAAAAATACTTGCAACATTAAAAAATTTATTATATAATAAGAATATAAGAAATAAAGAAAAAATTTAAGGAGAAAATAAAATGTTAGAACCACTGAGTAAGAGAACTATTATGATTGACCCCGATGAGAACAAAGAGATTTATATTAATGATATTAAGACAGAGGATATGATTAATTATATTGAAAAGTATCATCCGGCAGATAAGAAGGCTTTTGCAGCTAAGGTTTTTGAGAAGTCTGATACTTATAATCATTTTACTGCAAAGAACATTTTCTTGAAAACTTATTTCCCGGAGAGCCTGGCTAAGTCAGAAAAAGAACGGGTCTCTGACAAGTTACTGTCTTGGCTTGACTGAGAAATAATTTAATATAATTTTTATGAAGTGAAGTATTTATTACTTCACTTTATTTTTTAAAAAAATTATGTTATAATATTATTACAAAGTAAAGAAAGGAAAAGAAAATGATTAAATCTCTTTATCCATGCTTTCAACATTGGTCTGAATTAGGTGGGGTGTATTTAGTTTCTGATACACATTTTAAAGATTTAGATAGAGAATATATGGGATATTTTATCTCTGAAGAAAACCAATGGGATATTATAAATAAAACTTGTCATAGATTTGATACTCTTATTCATCTTGGTGACGTAGGAGATTTAAGTTATATTAAACGACTTAGATGCCATAAAGTTCTTATTATGGGTAATCATGACCAGTCTATAGAAAAAATGGAAGAGGTTTTTGATGAGGTTTATTCTGGCCCACTTTGGATAAGTCAGAAATTGGTACTTTCACATGAACCTATTCGTTTAGTGACTTGGGATACTTATGAACATATTGCTTTTAATATTCATGGACATGACCATGGTGGAATAAAAAGAGATTTTCATTTAAATATTGCTCAAAATGTTTATGGTTATATGCCATTAAATCTTGGTCAATTTATTAAAAATGGATATTTAAAAAGTATAAAAGATATTCACCGTATAACAATAGATGATGCAACAGAGAGGAAAAATAATGGAATGTGAAAATTGTTGTTATTATAATCTTCCTGATTGTAGTGAAAAAAAATGCCCTTGCGTTAAAGAAACTTGGACTAGAATTAAAGAATTAGATTTAAAAGATGAAAATGGATTAGTTATAAGATATACTATGAGAAATTCAAAAGGCGAAGAAAAATATATTTATTGGAATGACCTTTTTAAAAAAATTTATTTGGAGTAAATAATGTTTGATATAAAAGAAGTAGAAAAATTATATCCAGGAGCTGGTGGTTTAATGCTAGAACCACAACTTATCCACAAAAGTACAGATTCGCAACTTAAAAGCTGTGATGATGGAACTTGGTTTGCCCAACTCAAAAAAGATGGTGCATTATATATGTTTGTTAAAGGATTAGAAGGACAAACATATTTATTTGGACGCACTATTAGTAAAGTAACTGGTTTACTTACAGAAAAAAGTGCTAATGTTCCTCATATTATTGCACCATTAAGTCAGGTTCCTAATGGTACTATTCTTCTAGGAGAAATTTATTATCCAGGTAAGACTTCTAAAGATGTGACTAGTATCATGGGATGCCTTCCTGAAAAAGCAATAGAAAGACAAAATGGTAGTTATGGACCAATTCATTTTTATATTTATGATTGCCTTGGTTTTAACGGCACTTCTTTATTAAAATATGATAATTGGACAAGGTATCAAGTAACGAAACGTATTTTTGAAAAATATCCAATAGCCAGAAATGAAATAGAACTTGCAGAAGCATGGGAATCTAATATTTATGGCAACATAGGCATCGCACTTCGTTCAGGTGAAGAAGGTATGGTAGTTAAGAAAAAAACTGCTTTGTATGAGCCTGGTAAGCGCCCCATGACTATGTTAAAAGCAAAACAAGTTGATTATATTGATGCAGTAATTATTGGATTTAAAGAGCCTACGGTGGAATATACTGGAAAAGAGATTAAGACTTGGCAGTATTGGATGACTGAAGAAGGTGTTAATCTTCCTGTTGGTTTCCATTATGGCGAGTTTAAAGATCCTATTATTCCAATTACTAAGCACGCATATTATGGTTGGAATAATGCTATAGAAATTGGTGCATATGATGAAAATGGACAGTTGAAATCTATCGGTACTATTGCTTCTGGATTAACAGATTTTATGAAAGAAGATATGACGAAATATCCTGAAGATTATCTTTATAAAGTTTGTGAAATTCAATGTATGAGTTTGGATAAAAAAGCAAAAACTATTCGACATGGTTTTCTAGTTTCTATGAGAGAAGATAAAAATCCAACCGAATGTTTGTTATCTGAAATTTTTAAATAAATGATTTGACTTTTTAAAAAATTTATTTTATAATAAATATATAATTAAGAAAGAAAAATATTAAGGAGATATTTTAATGAAGCTTAAAGAAAATAGTTTAATGGTTTATAATTTTGTAAAAGAGCATGAAAATGATAATATTACAGCAGATGATATTGCTGAAGCACTTGACCTTACTTCTCGTCAGGTAAACGGTATTGTAACTATGGCATTTTGTCGTCATAAGAATGAAGATAAGGTTGAAGAGCCTCTGATGGAAAGAATTCCGGGTGAAGTAGTAGTAGATAGTGCTGGTAAGCCAAAGGTTCCAAAGTATATTAAGCTTACCGAAGTTGGCCGTACTATTGAGGTTGAAGAAGCTGAGTAATCTCTATCAATAAGGTTAGATAAAAAATATTTTTATCTAACCTTATTATAAATAAATAAATGAATATTTTTGAAGCAATATTTTTTATATTAGCTATTTTATTTTGTGTCTTTAATATTTGGTTTTTTAAAAGAGTCAGATCAATTAAAGTAGACAAATAGGAACAACTAAAAGAAAAAGAGTAGATAGAAAAACAAGTTCAATAGCTTAAAATATAGAAAGCTAGTATAGAAGCATCTTATTCTGTAATAGGTCAATAGTTAGAAAAAGCAGAAAAAATAATTAAATAGAAAAAAGAATAGATAGGATATATTAATAATAGTATTTTACAAAGAAAACAATAGATAAAAGAAGTCTTAGATAAATCATATCAAGAGTAGGTAGATAAAACAAATAAAAAATTAGAATAGTATAAAAAAGTTACACACAATGCTGCTAATCTTTATATAGATAGTCTTTAGAAAAATTATGAAAACGCGGAAGCCGCCTATAAGACGAAAATGACCCAGATCAAGGAAGAACATGACGAGGCCGCCGCGGCTCTCCAATCTCTAAAAGACACAAGAAAAGCTGCTTATGATGCTATTTTAAAGTAGAAATAGGTAAAATAGAATAAAAATAATTATCGACTTTTACCTTCTTCTATTGAAAGTGAAGATATTCATACTTTATAGCATATAAAATCTAATTTACATAAACCTCGTATTTTATCTATGTTAATTTGGCAAACATATTGGCAACCTCTTGCTAAAGAGAAATTTCCTATTATTCTTCAAGCTAAAACAAAAACAGGTATTTATAAAATAACTAATATTCAAACTGATGAATCTTATATTGGACAAAGTTTAGATATTTATACTCGGTGGTGTTCTCATTGTAAAGCAGGTCTTGGAATTGATACACCTGCCGGGAATAAACTCTATAAGTCAATTCAAGAATATGGATTATAGAATTTTACTTTTGAACTTTTATGTTAGTGTTCTAAAGAATAGCTTAATGAAAAAGAAAGATACTTTATTTAGCTTTATCAAGCAGACGTGTACGGCTTTAATGGAACCGTGGGGAATAAATAATTATGAAATTTGAAAATACACGAGTAATGAATTTTGAAAATGCTTTTAGAGGACTTCGTAACCCTCTTGAAAGCTGGAATAAATCAGATAGTTAGTTTGGATTAGGTACTTTTGATTATTGCACTAATATTTATGATGTTGCATATGAATGGTGTAAACATGAAAATATTAGTATTGAAGATGACGAAAAATATGATGAAACAGAAGGTAAATATCTTAACTGGTTTTATAAAAATGGTATTTTAAAAACTGATGATGAGTTTTTTGAATATGCTTTTTTAGGTCCAGCAGATCTTTCTTTAGCACAAAGAATGATTAAAGCAGGAACTTCAGATCGTAAGTTTCTTCGTCAGATTCTTATATCTGTTGATATAACTGCTCCATTATATTGGTGGAAAGAGTTTGACACCTATAAAGTAGCTACTGTTGCTAATTCAACTAGTACTATGCACAAATTAAGTTCTACTCCTATTACATTAGATTGCTTTGAAACTGATGATCTTGTTAAAGAATTACCTATATATGATCGAGAACCTTATAATGAAGATTGGTCAGTTGAACATAGCTGGATGAATTTAATTAATGACCTTGAAACAATTCGTAAAAAATATCTTGAAACTAAAGATAAAAAATATTGGAAAGAATTAATTCGACTTCTTCCAGAGTCATGGTTGCAAACTAGAACAGTAACAATGAATTATGAGGTATTAAGAAATATTTATTCTCAGCGAAAAAATCATAAATTAAGTGAATGGCATCAGTTTTGTGATTGGGTTCAAACTTTACCATATGCTAAAGAACTTATTACATATGGACTTGATTAAATAAAAAAATTATAGTATAATATTAATAGAAATTAAAAAGAAGGAAAAACAAAAGAATGAAAAAGAATTTATTAAATAGTGAAATTATTCAGGGTAGATTATATCAGCATGATTTAGTAAAGAAGAAGGTACAGAATAAAGAATCTAAGAATTATGGAGTAGATTTTATTTCAGGAACTCTTGATATTGCAACAGATGAAGAAGGTTTAAATATTATTTCAGTTCATTATACTTTTAAGACAGAGGTTACAAGCAACGGAAAGAAAGATGTAACTTATGGAGTTCTTGATAATATTATTAACAGTGGTAAGACTTGGGTTACTGATGGAAAAGATGAAGCTATGAAGCTTAGACTTACTCCTTCTATTGCAATTAATGATTTTATTGCGGCAGATGGTACAGCAGTTGCCCAGATTCGTAATGAGGGTGGTTTTGTTAATATTCTTAGGGGAGAGCTGCCAGAAAAGGAAGATGAAAGAAATACTTTTGATTGTGATATGTTAATCACAGGAGTTTTCCCAGTAGATGAAACTGAAGATACCCCAGCTTTTGTAAGAGTAAAGGGAGCAGTATTTAATTTTAGAGGAGATTTACTTCCTGTTGAATTTGTGTGTAAGAATGTTCTTACAGATTATTTCCTTGGATTAGATGCATCTCCAAAGAATCCTGTCTTTACAAGAGTAAAGGGAAATATTTATAATAGTACTGTTGTTCGTAAAATTGAAGAAGAGGGTGCTTTTGGTCTTGTTTCAGTGAGAACAGTAAATCGAACAGTAAAAGAGTATGTTATTACTTGGACTATTCCTGTTGCATATGATTTTGGAGAAGAAGATACAATGACTGCTGAGGAATTAAAGAAAGCTATTCAGAATCGTGAAGTTTATCTTGCAGACGTTAAGAAGCGTCACGATGATTATGTAGCAACTCGTGACTCAGCACCGAAAGCTTCTGATACAGTTAAGGTTGTAGCAGAAAATTTTGACTTCTAATAGAGAAGAAGATTTTTCTTCTTCTCTAAAGGAGGATTTATATGGCAATTAATTTATTAAATATTTAGCCCCATAAAGTAAGTACAGATTTAAGTGGATATATTACTTATATTTATGGAGCGCCTAAGACTGGTAAAACAACATTAGCAACACAAGCTCCAAAAGCGTTGTTGCTTGCTTTTGAAAGAGGGTATAATGCACTCCCTGGTGTGATAGCACAAGATATTACTTCATGGGGTGATATGAAACAGGTTTATCGAGAACTTAAAAAGCCAGAAGTAAAAAATACTTTTGAAACTGTTATTGTAGATACTATTGATATTGCAGCTGATATGTGTCAAAAGTATATCTGCGATCAGAATGGAATTACGGCACTTGGTGAATTAGGTTTTGGTAAAGGTTGGGGATATTTTAAAGCTGAGTTTAGTCTTGTTTTCAGAGGTTTAACTCAATTAGGTTATGCAGTAATCTTTCTTGGTCACGAAAGAGAAGTTATAGATGATGAAAATAAGACAAAAACTATTAGACCTGCTTTAACAGCAAGTACTAGAACTATTATTACAGGTATGTCTGATATTATTGGATATGCCCACCAAGATAAAAATTATACTCAATCTGTATTAACAATTAGATGCGGTAATGACAGTATTGAATGTGGTAGTAGATTTAAATACATGAAACCTGAGTTTCCAATGAGTTACAATAACTTGATAGATGCATTAAGGGAAGCAATAGAAAAAGAAGCGGTTGAAAATGATAATAAATTTATTACTAATGAAAAACAGATTGTTCGAGAAAAAGAAGAATTAGATTATGATACATTAATGAAAGAATTTCAGGGTCTGGTTCAAGCTATTTTGGATGAAGATCAAAATAATGCTCCAAAAATTACAGCTACTGTTGAACATTATTTAGGAAAAGGCAAGAAAGCTAGTGAAATTACACCATATCAGGTTGAATTTTTAGCTTTGATTAATGAAGATTTAAAAAATTTATGAAAAGATATGTAACTTTTATAGATAGACGTTATGATTTGTCTCCTCCAGGACCAAGCGGCTATCCTTCATACAGTTTAAAATTAGAAGCTTTTGATTATCCTAATTAGAATTTTACTATTTGTATAGATAATGATGAAGATGAAAAAAATTTATTAGATTTATTAAAATGGATACCAAAAGAAGAAAACAAAAAAATGAGAAAATTATCAAGAGAAGAGCAAGAATATCTTAGATCTTTTCCTTCTAGTGGAGTGCATTATAAATAACATCGCGGCCGGACCTTAATCGGTACCGGCCTTGATTTATATAAAATTTTATGATATAATAATAATATAGATTAAAAGAGGTGTTACCTTATGGCTAAAATGATGGTAAAATGCCTTTATTGTGGAGAACAGTTTGATAGATTATCTGAGCCGTGTGTTAAGATAGGTAGGCGATATGCTCATCAAAAATGTTTTGATTCACAATCAGATGAAGATAAAAAAACTCAAAAAGATAAAAGTGATTTTTTTCAATATGTAAAAGAAATATATGGATCTGATTATAATTATGTCCTTATTCAAAAGCAAGCTGAATCTTATATTAAACAATATAATTTTACTTATAGTGGAATGTTAAAATCACTTAAATGGTTTTATGAAGTAAAACATCAAGACAAAGAAAATTCTAATGGTCGAATAGGTATTATACCTTATATTTATGAAGAAGCTAAAAAATATTACTATGAACTTTATCTTGCTCAACAAAGAAATAAAGATGTTCAAGGGTACCATTTAGAAGTCAAGGAGGTCGTGATAGCCCGTCCCCGCGTTTCCCCTCCACCTATAAAATTATTTGATTTAGGAGATGAGGATTAATGTCAAAATATGTAGATATTCCCGCTATTGTACAAGTGATTGGATGTATATATCAGAATCCATCTATTTTAGATAATGAAAAATATCATTTTACAGAAGAAGATTTTACAGAAGAATTTCATAGAATTATTTTTGGTTCTATTTATAATCTTCATCAGCTTGGTGCAAAAGAAATTAATGTAAACACAATTACAGATTATCTTGAAACTCGTCCTACTAAATTAGCTACTTTTAAAGTTAATAATGGAATTGAATATCTGCAAAAAATTAGTGAAAATACTCAATTAGCAGCTTTTGAATATTATTACAATAGAATGAAAAAGATGACCTTATTTCGTATGTATTCAGAAAAATGCGGAATGAATTTAAGTTATCTTTATGATATAGATAATATTTTTGACGCAAAGAAAAAACAAGCGCAAGAAGATTGGCTAGATAATACTTCTATTGAAAAAATTGCAGATTTAATTGACGGTAAAATTCAGCAAATCCGTATGAAATATATTGATAATGCTGATACAGTTTTTCAACAGGCTGGTGAAGGAGTAGAAAGTTTAATTTCACGATTAATGGAATTTCCTGAAATTGGCTATCCAATGTATGGGAAAATAATTAATACAATAACACGCGGCGCCCGTCTCGGGAAACTTTATCTCCGTTCTGCGGCTACTGGTGTTGGTAAAACGCGTGCTATGATAGCAGATTGTTGCTATATAGGATGCTCAGAAATGTATAATCCAGAAACTAGTCAATGGGAGGAAAATAACACTAAAGAGCCATGTGTATTTATTACTACTGAGCAGCAATTAGATGAAATTCAAACTATGATGTTGGCTTTTATATCTAATGTAAATGAACGAAATATTCTTAATAATGAATACTATGGAGATGAATTAGATAGGGTAAGAAAAGCAGCACAAATTTTAAAAAATAGTCCTATTTATATTAAACGACTTCCTGACTTTACATTACAAGACATTGAAAATACTATTAAATATGCAGTTAGAGAATGGGGAGTTAGATATATTTTCCATGATTATATTCATACTAGTATGAAAATATTGTCTGAAATAAGCGGTAAAAGTAAAGTAGAAGGATTAAAAGAATATAATATTCTTTTTATGATAGCAGTTAGATTAAAAGATTTATGTGTTGAAAATGGAGTTTTTATTGAAACGGCAACTCAGTTAAATAGTGAATATCGTAGTGCTAATGTATATGACCAGAATTTACTGAGAGGTGCTAAGTCTATTGCAGATAAAATTGATTTGGGTGCTATTATGCTAGAAGTATCAATAGATGATAGAGAAGCATTATCTGATGTAGTAAATAGAAATGGACTGCCTATGCCGGATATTAAAATTAGTATCTATAAAAATAGACGAGGTGAATATAAAGATATTCTACTTTGGTGTACTAGTAATAGAGGATGTTGTAAAATTGATCCAATTTTTGTAACAAATTATCAGTATGAATTAATTAATATACCAGATATAAAAATAAAGGTGAAAGAATAATGGTTTTATTAGATATAAATATGCCAACTTGTTGTGCAGATTGTCCTTTATTTGAAGATAGATATGATTATCCAACTTGTTATGTAACTCAAGAATCTAGGGGTTATAATTTTAAAATCTATGAAAAACGTATGCCTGAATGTCCTTTAAGAGAACAAACTGCAACCGGACGGATTGTTAGACCTAAATCTTTAGGCTTTAATAATAACTAATAGAAAACAAGGTGAAAGAATAATGGTAAAAGCAATTAATTTTCATTTTCCAGGTAACTAGAGACATGGAATTATTATGAATATTGTTCCTCAAGAAATAATTGATGAAACTATTCATGTGACTCTTGATGATGAATTTTTAGAGGAGTTTTATAATTTATATAAACAACATTAGATAGACAGCGCAATAGAATGAAAAAGAAGTTTCGTAAACCAAGACCCTCTCCTCCAAAATGGTTCTTTCCAGATATGGATAATTGCTGGGATTGTAAATACAACCATGTTGGTTGCTCAGGCTGCAAGAGACTAAAGAAATTTAGAAGAAAATATCGAGATGAAAAATTACGACAAAGATAAAATAAAAAACTCTCTTACAATAGAACAAGTGTTTGACCTTGTATCAGATTTAGGCGGTGAACCAATTATGAATACTAATTATTTCACCGCCCAAACTATATGCCACAATCATCCAGGTGAAGGTAAGCATAAATTATACTATTATAATAACACTAAATTATTTCGTTGCTATACTGAATGTGATGATACTTTTGATATATTTCAATTAATTTGTAAAGTAAAAAATATAGCACAAGAGTTTAAGTTAAAGTATGATGAAACTGGACATGAAGTATATCGACAATGGGAATTATATGATGCAGTAGAATTTGTTGCTATATATTATGGCATCGAAGCTGAAAATGAAAATTTTTTTGAAAAACGTATAAAACTCCATGATTGGGATATTCTAAATAAATATGAAGCAAATAATCTTGAAAAACAAAGACAAATTATTAACCTTCATGTTTATGAAAATGGAGAAAAAATTTTAAATAATCTTCCAA